CACCGTTACGGCTTGGCTTATCAAACTCCAAAATAGTCGTTTGTTTGCGGTCAGTAGACCAAAGGTGTCCTGCGCCTTCTTTCCACCCATATAAGCAAGGCTCGTGCTTCCAATGGTAGTCTTGACGACCCATCACCATAGTAGACTTTTTCCATATGAGGCATTGGCGCACCTTCCAACCAGCATCGTGGGCAGCACCTCTAAAGTTGTAGCCTTCTGAATCAGCATGCCATATATAAAATACAGCCCCTGCCTTCATAACGGTATCGGCAGTAACATACGCATCCCGTAGAAACTGGCGGAAGCCTTCGTTATCCATAGAGTCGTTCTGTATGGTTAAAGCATCTTTAGTCTTGCCTTCGTAAGCTACATTATATGGGGGGTCAGTAAGCCACATATCTACTTGGCGGTTATTTACTAACTTTTCCATATCTGTAATGCTACAGCTATCCCCGCACATAAGTCTATGATTTCCAAGGATATATATATCGCCTAGCTTGGTTTTTGGCTCTTCGGGTACATCAGGAACAGCATCTTCGTCTGTTAGCCCTTCAGTTACTTCAGGCTCAAGCAAAGCATTTAGCTCTTTATCGTCAAACCCTAGCAATGCAAGGTCAAAGCCTTCATCTTCTAAGTCTTTCATTTCAATAGATAGCATTGCTGTGTCCCACCCTGCGTTTAATGCCAGCTTATTGTCAGCAATAATGTAAGCCTTCTTTTGGCTTTCAGTCATATCTGAGCAATCAATTGTGGGTACTTTGTCTAAGCCTAGCTTTTGGGCCGCCATTAATCTGCCATGCCCAGCAATAATGCCAACCCCGTCTACCAATATAGGGTTTCTAAACCCAAATTCTTTAATGCTGGCGGCAATTTGCCCTACTTGTTCAGGGCTGTGGGTTCTGCTGTTCTTTGCGTAAGGGATTAGCTTATCTACAGCAACATCTTTGATCTGCATATTTAACCAAGTAGTTAGTTAATGATGCTTAATTCTACTACTATTTAACTTCTTTATCCAAGTCTTTCAATTGATTAGCTAAAGCAGCTCTACGCTCTAAACGCAAACGCTGTTGTTTCTCTAATGTAGATTCTTTGTGCGGTTGCAGCAAAGAGTTTTCAGGTTTGATTTTTTCTTTTTTAAACATTACATATCCTTCATTTTTTCAGTAATGACTTCTTTGCGGGTCTTGGCAGCTTCTTTAAAATCGCTTGCACTTGGCGCACCTTTACTACCTGCTTTACGCATCTTTTCGCCTGAACCCGCTTTGATGCGTTCCCGTTTGGCGTGAATATTGGCGTATAGTCCTTGTTTCATTAGCATTTCCACCTTGCTCTAGCTGCTTTGCCCCGTTCCCCAGTCCATCCTGCTGACCTTGCACAAAAGCTATCGTGCCTTGGCCCACTAGATTGGGGTGCTTGTAAGTTACTGTCATTCTTGGCGTTGTATGCTTTGCGACCTGCTGCGGTCATACCTGCGCCTTCTTCTACTGATTGGTAATGACGCCCTTTGCCTTTTGTTGTCTTGGCAATAGGTTTATCGTGCTTTTCTACTGCGGCACGAATGTCATCTTTACGGCTCATTATGCTTTTTCTTCAATGTACTTAGCGTAAGCATCTTCTAGCTTGGCTTTGCGGTCACCTTTAGCGTACTCACGCTCGGTATTTAAGGCAATAGCTACGGCTTGTTTCTTAGGCTTGCCAGCTTTCATTTCGGCTTTAATGTTTTTGCCGATTGCTTCTGCGCTACCTGATTTGACGAGTGGCATAAATATCCTTTTATTTCAAGAACTTAAGTTTGTAAGTAGTGGTGTTGATAAGGTCTGCAATCTCATCAATGATGTTTTGTAGTTCGCTGTCTTGCGGCAAATCATTACGGGCTTCTTTAACAAAACTTTGCAAGGATTCCATGTAACGGATTGGGTCTTTAGGCTGGTGGTACACGCTTGGAAAGCTGGTGAACTTGCCGTATTTGCCCATATAGGATTCAGCAAAAGAATCAGTCAAATCAATAATGCTATCGTAATACTTGGCAAGTGCCTTGTGCTTGGAATAAGAATCGGTAGACCAATGAAAAAAGTGCGTATTAGTCGCAGAATGTAGCATTGTTGCTAGGAATAAAGCGCAATTTTCCATACAAATCCTTATGTTATGGGGGTAGTTTCCTCTATTTTATCAAGAATATCAATAAGTACCAAGCATCCACCGCCTTTTTTTATTTCGCCCCGTTCGATAACCAAAACATCAATTTGCTCGTCATCGTCAAATACGCCAGCATCGCCCAAAGCATCCCATAAAGCCTTGATTCGGTTGTCAATATCTTGTTTTCTGCGGTCACGGGGATATAGCACCACCTTCATTTCCAGCCTTGCTGCGCCCAGCTTGGGTACTTTGTACTCAATCACATAATCGCTGACCTGCGCCTTAAACTCTCTGCCAGCCTTGCTGATCCCCATACGGTTACGGAATATTGTCCGATAGCTGTTTACGCTGGGTGGCAGGGGTAGGTTTAGGACTAGCATATCAACGCCAAGGTTTGCTCAAGTAACTGTTCTTCAGATACGCCATATTCCCTTTCAAATCGCTTGCGGCCCATCCCGTGAATACTGGTATTTGATCCTCTGTGATGATAGGGGCAGAGCGCAATGACGGGTGCTTGAGGGCGAGGAATATTATTTCTTCTAATGTGATGCAGTTCCGCTGGCGTTCCCTCAGAGCCGAGATGCCTACATAATGAGCATCCCAATTCAGCAATTTTTCGGTAGGTTTCTTTTTCGGCTTTTGTGGGCATTTAGGTGTTGGCATTGTCTACGCTGCGTTGTTCTAGTTTTTCTGCTGATTCCGCAATATCTACTGCAATCTCCATCATTAGTAACGCACTATTGTTTTTTAGTGCTTCATCGTACATACGAATTAATGTTTTTAGGATAAGGAATTCTTCGGTTAATCGGATCATCTTGTCATTTTCTCCAAGTTACGGTTGCTGGCTTGCTCTGTGCGCCATGCGTCAAAACGCATTGTAGCGGCTGTGATCTGCCATTTTAGGGTTTCTGCATCTTCTGTAGCCTTGCCAATTGCCTTACATAAGTCTTGATATTCTTGGCTGGCATAGGCTTCACGCTCCTGACCGCCAAGGCTTTGCTCACTAGACTTCTTCATCATTATGGCTTTCAGGCTAGACTTGTAGGCTTCTAGCTGGGCCAGTTGCCCTTTAGCTTCAGCGTATTTTGGTGCGTGTGTGTATATGTAATTGATTGCTTCGTGTGGATCGTATTCTGTCATTTTCCTAATCTCTTTTTTATTAACATCTTCATGCGTTCTTCATCGTTAGGGTATTGGGCCAACAATCTAACGACTTCATTCCACCCCCTGCGTTTAGCAACCCCGATATACCAATTAACAAGGTAATCGTCATGCCTGTTCCTCAAGTTGCTTGATTCTTTGGCTGATCCTTGCCCGCCATTGCTGCCAACCTTCACCTGCATACGCCTGTACTCCTATTTCTTGGGCTTTTTTGATTGTTAGTTCTTCGCTGGAATACCAAGGCAATTCGGGTTTCTTGACTTTTTTGACTTCCATGTCCAATTCATCTTCCCAGCGACCTTGATTAAGCCAAGTTGCAGGGTGCGGTATAAAATCTTTTTCAGTCTGCTTTAGCTTCCAGTATTCCAAGTGCGTAGAAAGGGCTAGAAACGCATCTTCTTGCTCTTGACGGGTTAGCCTGTCCCATGACTTCTCGGCAGCCCTGCGCCCTTGTTTACGAGGATATAGAGCATAAAAATCAGCAAAGTTCATTTGGTCACCTTACTTTTATACCTTGGTATGTTGATCCGTTCAAAACAGGCGGTGCATTTCCACCGTGTTACCTTGCTTGTTTTAATCATTTTGCCGTAGTCTGCTGGGCGCATCACCTGACAGCTTGTGCAGTAGCGTTTTTCAGTCATTGCATATCCAAAAAAGTAGTATTCCAGCCAAAAGCATCAGGGTTGCAAATATAGCAAATACCCCGATAGCAAAGACAATCATTACCGTTTCGATCATTGCAGCACCCGTACGCTTGGTGGGCTTGGGGGTGTCATTGGTACGGTGTATTGGGGAATACCAATAGCTGACCCTTGTGGTGTTACGATTTGGTTGGGGTAAACCGTCAATGGCTGGCCTACGGTATTGCCTTGCGGGGTTAATACATTGACCGTATTGCCGTTTTGTTGGATGTAGCCAGTAACCTGACCTTGTGGGTTTGTAATTACAAAAGTTTGAGCGTGTGCAGGAACACCATAAGCAAACATCGCACCAATAATTGCACCTAATATGCAAGCACCTAATAAATCTTTCATGTCTATCTCACCTTTAAAGGTAGCCCCCGTAGGGGCTGGTTAATTAATTAATTGCTACTACTTCGATTGTTAGTGCTTTGTTTTTACCTGTTTGGCTTGCAGCTTTACGAGCCAATTCTTCGGTAGTAGCAAAGCCTGTAAATTCTTGGTAAATGTTTACTGAGCGATAAGCATAAGCTAATGGCTTTGTGGTGTTGCGGCTAATTGTTTGACCGTTTGAGAATGTTGCTGTTACTTTCATTTGCTGCTCCTTTTTCTATCTCACTCGTTATTGAGTAACACCAGTTTAGTTAAGTTATCTTAACAATGCAACAACTATTTACTAGGTATTTTCCCTAATGTCGCTAATTTGCAACATCTCAGACCGCCACCAAAATTCACTTGCAATAAAAGCCTTTAAATCGGGGCGTTTTGTATAGTTGTAGGTTTCAAGCAGATTGTGGTTATTCCACCGATCTAGGCTTGTAGGTAATGGGGTTTCTTGCAAATCTAGGTTTTCAAGCATTTAAGTTTCTCCATAGAACGACCAACCACCGATGTGGGTTTTATTCTAGTGATGTATGCCGTTGCAAGGCTGTCCAAGTCGGCTAGAACCGATTACTTGGGGGTATCGCAGGTGTCGCCCCTCGCTCCAGTTCATTCTCCAACTGGCCTCTACCCCATCTAGCTTTTTTATCTACACTCGCTTTTCGTGCAGTCAAGATTTATGCAAAGAAAAACCCCAATAGTCTTAGGTGGGGTATGTCCCTTGGCATGGGCAACTACAAACAATTCCTAGAAGCGGTTTCTCGCTAATTGTCTATAACTACACATACCCCGCCTAAAATTACTGGGGTTGTTACGCCTCTAGGTTTGTCTGAGATGCCAATCTCGACAGCACCAGTATACCATTATTCCAACTCAGGCCAAATTAATTTATGGTTGTGTGGAAATAAAGTTTTACGGGTAATTAACCCGTGCGATTCTTTTTCTAATGTTGCAGCTAGAATCACCAGCTTATCCATTGGTATATCACCGTTTTGCCACATAGATACTGCTGGCACGGATACCCCTACCATCTTAGATATACGGGTTGGGCCACCAAGTAATTTGATAATTGCTGTTGCGTTCATGTAAGGTATCTTAACAAATAAACAACATTTTTGCAAATAAACGCTTGACTATGGGTTTAAGTTATCTTAATATCTAAGTACGGTATGTGCCGTGATAACTACCCAAGCGGGTGAGAAAGAGTAAAAAATGAGTGATTATGACCAGCAGTTAGCAGATCAAGTACAGATGCAGTTTGAACTTGACGAAGTGTTCAAAGACTTGGAAGAAGGTGTATTTCTTACCGAGCGTCAAATAGACCTATTACGCCATTGCTGCGGATATGTCGCACCTAAACGCAATAACCATGTAAACCCCGTCATTCGTGACATTGTGAATGATTTTGGTCAAATTTTCGGAGCAAACAAATGATTCTTGGTGATGCTATGTATTTGCGTGATTATTTTGCAGCTAAAGCTATGGTTGCAATATTAGCGGAAGAAATGCGAACTTATAAAGCACTTGAATTTACTGATAACGGGCAAGAAATGCCTTCTACAGACTTAAAGGCCATTGCTCACCGTGCTTATTACATGGCAGATGCAATGATTGAATCAAAAAACATAAAGGATGGAAAATGATTATTTCAGATAGCAGCAAAGAGTTTAAAATTGCCCCTGCTGGCTTACATATGGCACGGCTATATAGCATCATTGATCTAGGCCACCAAGCTACCGAATGGGCTGGCGAAACCAAGATCATGCACAAGGTTGTGCTTACTTGGGAATTGCATGGTGACGATGATGCAGGGCTACCACTTAAGACCGATGACGGTAAGCCGTTAATTGTATCTAAACGCTATACGGTAAGCCTTGGCGATCAGGCACGGTTGCGTCAAGACCTTGAAAGCTGGTCAAACAAAAAGATGACTGCGGAAGATCGCAAGAACTTTGACCTTAAAAACCTGTTAGGTAAGTTCTGCATGGTCAACATTACGCATAGTGAAGATGGCAAGTACGCTAACATTAGCGGCATCAGCCCTGTTCCTAGCGCATTGCGTAGTGTGCAGCCTGAAGGCATCAACCCAGTATTGCACTTTTGGCTGGCTGAGTTTGACCAGTCTAAGTACGATGCGCTACCTAAGTATTACAAAGAAAAGATTGCAGAAAGCAGCGAATGGCGGGGTCAAAAGCTGCGTGAAGCTGAAAAGCCTACGCTTGTAGATGATGACTTATCTTCCATTCCGTTCTAAGGACAATATGTTAATTAAAGAAAAGGTGACAGAGAATGGCCATTGGTACAGTAAAGACGGCACTCCAGCCTATACAACCATCGGCAAGACTGGGGAAAGAGCCACAACGCTTCGTGACGCACGGAAACTTGGACTTCTGCCAAGTGTTACAACAATTAACGGAATGCTATCGAAAGCAGGGCTTGATACATGGAAACAGCAGCAAGTCTTATTAGCTGCTTTAACCCTGCCTAGACAACCTGACGAACCTGAAGCTGACTGGCTGGCTAGGGTAATGCAAGATTCTAAGGCTACGGGTCGTGAAGCTGCGGAACGGGGTACGGCTATTCATGCGGTAATTGAGGCGTATTTCGATCAGGTATATATGCCTGAAAAGCCACCGTATTTAGATGGCATTGATAAAGCCTTGCAGGATGCGTTTGGAAGCCAGCTATGGCTTTCAGAGAAGTCGTTTGGGCATCCGCTAGGGTTTGGTGGCAAATGCGATCTAATGGCTAAACCAGTCAATGGCAAGGGCGAGGGTTTTATTGTTGACTTCAAGACCAAAGAAACCGACCTTACCAAAATTGATGTTTTTTTCGAGCATGAGATGCAGCTTGCAGCTTACCGTGAGGGCCTAGGCGTTCCAACTGCTAGATGCGCCATAGTGTTTGTCAATGCGCTTACCAATCAGGTAAAACTTATTGAAATTGAGCAGGATCGGCTTCAAAAAGGCTGGGAGTGCTTTGAACACTTGCTGCGGGTTTACCAAATTAAGAACGGAATATAATGGTAGTTCCTTCACGGGAACGGGGGAAAGCAGGTACGCTTCACATAAAGGGCTGTGAGTACCCCAACTATTCTTAGGGCGTTAAGCCGCCAAAGTAGGATGCAGTAAGTATGGAATTTTGCGGCTTTCTGCCATACAGCTTGCAACTGCCAAATACTGCCCTGTTGCTTTTTGGTCACA